GTGCAAATTTGGAACAGAGGGCCGATTATGCTCCGCTCGTCCCCGCGACCCGGCTACGCTCGCTTCGCGAGCTTCGTCGGGTTTGGAGTCCGCCGAAGGGAGGTGCGAACTCTTCTGTCTCAGTCGTTTGATCGCGCTACTCTTTCTGCAATTTCTCGTTCGCAATTTTTAACGTAGTCGGGGATGTAGTCGGGAGATTTTTGTCCTCTTTTTGATCTCCTCCCCGCGCCTTGTACATGTTCAACTTCGCAATCGCATTCGAGGCGACTTCAGCATCACGCGGTAAATAATGCGCCGTCAGGATTGCCTGCACGTCACCCGGCTTGTGTCCGGTGATCGAATAAATTTCAACTACGTTGCATCCGGCCCGTGCCAGCGTCACGACGGCAGTGCCGCGCAGATCGTGAAACGTCAGCCCAGGAAGCCCGCGAATTCGAATTCCAGCTCGCACCGCTATCTTGCCCCAGGCGGCTTGGAATGCCCGTTCACCCCACGGCTTGCCGCCGCTGTTGGTCAACATGATCGGCGAGACTTTGGGCGCGGCATCGAGCGCGGCCTTTAGTTCATCGGTGACGGGGATCGGGACAGGCTGGCCGGTCTTTCTCTGCTTTATTTTTATTGTCGTGCCGTCATAGGCTGACCACGGCAGGCGCAATAAATCGCCCTGCCGCTGTCCAGTATTGATCGCGAGCAACATTGCTAGACGGAGATAAGGCGGCGCGGTGCCCAAGAAGCGATCCACGTCTGCATCGCTCCAAATTTTATCGACACGAGTGCCCTGATAAAGTTTGCCGCCGCTGGCGCATGGATTGGATTTGATCTTCCTGCGGCCGAGCGCCCAGGACAGAATGCGCGCCAGGGTGGCATAGGCGTAGTCGGCTTGGCGCAACGATGACTGCGCCAGCTTATCGCGCCACTCCAGAAATATCGATGTCGCTCGCGGATCATCGAGCGCTTTGATCGGAAAATCGCCAAAGGCTTTTTCGATGCGCTTTATTTGATTGATGTAATCGCGGCGGGTGCGTGGCGAGATTTTAAATTGGAATTCGCCGCTTTCTTGAAATTGGAATAGCAGCGCAAGCAATGTTCCAGTCGGCGGAGCAACCTTTTGGGCGATTGCCTCGTTGTACGAGGCGATGAATTCCGGCGTTCCCGGTTCGCCGCGCAGTGCTGGGCCGCCCTTCCAGGCCCAGTAGTAAGTTTTGAAACCGCCATCTGCGAGCTTCTTGCGCTTACTGTTAATTCCCCTCAACCGCACCCTCATGTTTCTTCAACCACTTGTCCAAATCAGTTTCATTCGCAGTTATTACAGCATCCCCCGGCTTCCCAGTAAACACGACGACCTTCTCGACGCGGATAACCTCGCGGATAACCGCGACATGATCAACCGGCATGCCACGGGAGCGGCAGCCGTCAATGACCGCCTCTACAAAGCTTTTGGTGGAGCGCTGTTTTGATCCCGACATACCTTCACTCTGGCATCTCGGCTTTGAAAACGGCAAGGAAAAAGAACCACTTTTTCTCACTGTCCGCTTTCAAGAAAAAAGCGAACACGCATTGAAAGCCGTAGAGTTTTTCCACTTTTTCTCACTTTTTTTCTCACTTTCAGATTTTTTCTTTGTCACAAATTTTCTTGAACTAGCTTCATCAGGCTTTAAATGCGCAGCGACCGGCCGATTGAGCGACCGGTCGCCACTTGCCACGACAGCGCCACCGGAGGGGCGCACGCCATGACCAAATCCACGAATATCACATCACGTCGTCGTCTGCGCCGACCGAAAAGGATTCACGACGCCGAAGCGAATTACATCCTTGCGCTTCCCGATGGTCGCTTCCGGCACGTATTCAAGGATAGTAACGGCAAGTGGAAACGCTTCCGATACGACACCGAGGAAGCGGCGCTTACGGCGTTCAAGGACATTGCTGGAAAGAAATTAGCTGGTGCCGAGGTCACCAGCACGAATGCCGCTCTCGATGATGCGCTCGATCTGCTGAAGATACGCAATGAGCGCGAAGGTCTGGAACCCACTACGCTCGGACGGTATGAGACCAACATTCGAGCGCACATCTCGCAATGGGGAAAGGACAGGCTTACCGAGTTCCAGCGCACTCGAATGAAGCCCCAAAACGATTATTTGCTCGAACTCGCCAAGACCAGGGGCGCATACGAAAGCAGTCTCGCCCATATCGGCAGCGTCTTGAACTTGGCATTCGACGAAGCAATCGAAGCCCATTTGATGGCCCCGCCCAATCCGTCGCGGGAATGGCTTCGCATCCCAAAGATCAATACATGGGAAGAAAGCGAAGTTCTGGAGGTAAAGGAAATTGATTCCTTGGGACATGGTGCTTGTAGTCGTACCAAGAACGAAGCGGAACTGACATTTCTCACGCGGCGGATGATTTGCTTTCTCGGCTTAGGTACTGGAATGCGACCGGGAGAAATGTGTGGGCTGTGCTGGGATAAAGTGGATTTTGATGCCCGCATAATCTACGTCCATCGCAGTCATCGACTCGGTCGGGGTATTGTGGACACCACGAAGAACAGGGTGAAACGCCCCATTCGCATAAATCCGGTTTTGTATTTTTTGCTTCGCGCCCAACAAGATCGATTCAACGAACTCAGCCTTCCGACCACGGGCAAAAACGCGATTATCAGAACTGAGGAAGCGCGCGATCCGTTTATCACGGCCGCTGCAATCGTAGGCACCCAAGGTCACTGGCCGACGCTGGCGAACAAGGCCGGATTTGTCGATGAGAATAAAAACCTCAAACACACGTCCTATGTGCTGCGGCACACCGCCGCCAATTTATGGAAAACGGCACTCGGCTTCGATATGGAAGCCATCAGGGAGCGTTTGGGAAACAGCATCGAGGTCTGTTCGAAACATTATTCGCACCAGACACCGGGATACTGGGTCTTTCGGGATGAGATCAATCGCCGGGTAAGACCGGATCAAATCCGCAATCCAGAAGAACTCATCGATCTGCTGTGGGTGGTGCTGTTCGAACGTTGGATCGATCAGGGCATCCAAGGACTCGGATGTACGCTGCAAACGCCGTCATTGCAGATCGGTTATTCCGGTCCGCAGCTCGCTCTGCCTCCGGGGGCCGGACCGATCATCGATCTGCCGAAGGAGTCGATTAAGACAACGGAAGAGCCGCTTGGTTCTTTGCACATACGGGAGTTGGACAAGCGGCGGCGGGCGCGAGCCAAAGAAATGCTTTTGGCTGGCCGGATTGATTCCGATGTCATGAAAGAACTCGGGATTTCATTCCCCACGCTCAGTAGCTGGAAGCGGGATTTTGCCATTCCTGAAATGGCGTTGTTCGGACGTTTACCCACTGATCGATATCAGGCGCTGCAGGATCGAGATCGCGAATTGCAACTGCAGGGCAAGACGCAGGATGAGCGGGCCAAGATACTCGGCGTTTCGGTTAGGCGCGTTGTTCGCTGGGCCAAGGAACGCGGACGACCGGAGCTGCATCGTCGCCCATCTTTCAGATACGAAAAACACAAGGCGCGCATCCTTGCACTAAAGGCGGAGGACAAAACTGATCGGGAAGTTGCTGAGCAATTGCAGCGCGAATATCCGCGCGAGAAGTTCTCCCATTCTGGTGTCAGCTACTTCCTGAAAAACACCAAATACGACCGGCTGCGCCAAGGGCCAGGATTTCGCATCGCGCATTGGGATACGCAGATTCGGCAGCTTGCCGTTGCGATGAGCAAAGAGGAAATCGCCCGCGAACTGGGCGAAGTGGCGGGCCTGTCACGCAGCGGAATCATCAGCTACATCAACAAGAAAAACATCAAGACGATTCCAGGTGATCGGCATAAGCGTATCGTTCGCAAGCCGTAAAGGTCGGACTAACAAGCGTTTTATTGGGCCGTTGCACACCGCGTTGCACGGCCCAATTTTTTTTGCCGAATTTTGTCGAATTTTCCTTTGAAATCGGCCGTTTTGACCGTGCATTCCTACTGGCAGACCGAGACAATTTCGTTCTCATCGACCCCTGAAAACACTGCATTTTTTCCCGCTCCGCCCCGTGCAAAATGGAGTTCAAATTGCACGCTCATTGCACAAACTGGGCGAGCGGAGTCACCTACAATGTCAACGGCTTGCCACTGAACGGCGCATTGTCCAATGCGCCAGATTGCACAGGATTTTGTACGAAATCTTGCACGCGAGCCTGATCTGTCCAGTCCATGTCTCACATCACGCTGCGGCGCGCCGACTATGCATCTTTGCCGGAGCCTCCCATGACGGCCAAAACCCCGGTCGAGAGGCTTCTCGATGCTTTCGCTGCCGCTAGCGAGTCCGATTACAGGCCGTGCCCGAGGTGTTGTCGGCAGCTCTGGCAATGCAATTGCGATCTGATCTGTGTGGTGTGCGGCCAGGCGCTGACGAAGGACGAGGCAGCCACATGCTTCGAGCCGCTGTGCGCCGGCTGCGCCTCACCGCCCGCCTAGTTTGTAGCGCCGGCGGGGGATTAGGCGCGGCGGCGGTAGAGGCGGGGCCTGGCGCTGCTGTTCATCCTCCTCGACCATCTGGCGCATCGCCTCGTCGATCACGGCACTACCGTGGACAGTTTTCAATCTGGCAATGTCGCCCTGATACGCGGACTCGTAAATCCGTTTGCGATGCCTAATCAGGTCGATGATGTCGCTCGTCACGCCCATCGGAAATCAACATGTCTACGTGGCCGTATTCTACCAAACTTTGGGAGCGCCTGCGGCAGGTCAAGCTCCACAACAGTCCTTTATGCGAGCCATGTTCACGCATCGGACGCATTGAGCCCGCAACGTTAGTCGATCATGTCATCGCCATCAGCGACGGCGGTCCGCCGTTTCCGCCGCTCGATGGTCTGATGTCGATGTGTTGGGCTTGTCATAACCGCAAGCATGGCAATGGAAGCGCGTTCGCCGGCTGCGATGAGCAAGGCATGCCGCTCGATCCGGACCATCCTTGGCGCGCCTCATAGGGGTATACCCCCTTGAGCCTTCCTTTCCTGGCCGGCGCGGAGCGGCGCCGCAGTCGAAGCCAGAGTTGGACAATTGAGAGCAAATCATGGGCCTCGCTGGTCCTGGTCGAAAATCAATCAAACCGGCCTCACTGATTACGCAGCGCTCGTCATCGAAACGACATCCCTGGAACTCTGCGAAGCTCTCTCGCGCATCGCGCGTCATTAGGTTCATCGAGTCATTGCCATGCTCGTCAGGTCCGCTCGCCGGTACCCGGTTTAAGCTCCGTCCCTGGCAGAAACGTTTCATCCGGAGTGTGTACCGGACGGACAAGGAAGGCCGCAGGTTCGTTCGCACGGCCGTATTGAGCCTTGGGCGCGGAAACGGAAAAACGACTCTGGCGGCCGCGCTAGCGCTCTGCCACCTGGCCGGTCCGGAGGCGGAAAGCCGAGGCGAGGTCTACTCGGCCGCAAATGATCGCTTCCAGGCCAGCCGCATCTTTAACGAGCTGAGCGCCATCGTGCAGCGCGTCCCCTGGCTCGATGAGCGTGTGAGCATCAGGCGGTTTACGAAAGAATTAGAAGACATCAGCGGCACCGGGTCGCTTTATGCGGCGCTGTCGGCGGACGCTCCGACCAAAATGGGCTTGGCGCCTACGTTCGTTTGTTACGACGAACTCGGCCAGACCATGAGCCGTCAGCTACTCGACGCGTTCGAGACGGCCATGGGCAAGCGCGGCGGCCTGCTGCTGGTGATCTCGACCCAAGCATCAAAGGACGAAGCTCCGATGAGCCAGCTCATCGATTACGGGCTCCGCGTTCAGCGTCATGAGATCGAGGATCAATCGTTTCATCTGACCTTGTACACCGCAGCGCCCGATGCCGATCCGTGGGCGCCGGCGACATGGCGAATGGCAAATCCCGCGCTCGGCGATTTCAGATCGTTGAAGGACGTCGAACGCCTGGCGTTGCAAGCGCAACGCATGCCGGCGGCCGAGGCCTCGTTCAAAAATCTGATCCTCAACATGCGGATCGATGCGATCGAGCACTTTATATCGGTGCCCATCTGGAAAGCTTGCGGCGGGCCTGTAGACGTTTCCAGATTGAAGGGGCGGCCCTGCTATGCCGGCCTCGACCTCGCAGCCTCGCGCGATCTATCGGCCTTGGTGCTGGCGTTCGAGGATGATGATGGCGTGTTTGATCTATTGCCGTTCTTTTGGTTGCCCGACGATGATCTCCGCGACCGCGAGGATATTGACCACGTGCCCTATGTGCGTTGGCGCGATGAGGGCCACCTGCGAACAATGCCCGGCAAGACCGTCGACCCGGCGGCGATCGCCAACACGTTGGCCGAGCTGCACGGGACCTACAACATCAAGGCGCTCGCCTACGATCGATGGCGGATCGAGGATTTGCGCCGCGCATTGAGCGCGATCGGCGCCGAGCTGCCGCTCGTGCCGCATGGTCAAGGCTATAAAGATATGAGCCCGGCGGTTGATGTGATGGAACGGCTCGCGTTCGAACAAAAATTGAGGCATGCCAACCATCCGATCCTGACCTGGTGCGCATCCAATACGCGCGTGACCGCTGATGCGGCGGGCAATCGGAAGCTCGACAAGGCGAAAAGCGTCGGTCGCATCGATGGCGTGACCGCCGCTTGTCTCGCACTTTCAGTAGCGACCCGGCAAGAGCCGGAGTCGAACTGGGAGCCTTTCCTAGAACTCATCTGATTTTCGAACCGAAGGCGCGGGAGCCCTAAGGTTCGAGCGGTCGCCGGCGACCGGCCGCACCCAAAGTCTTGGCCAAGAACGGTCCAATAAGACAGGTCGCCACCTCCCGCATCACCCGAAATTCAAAATCCCTAATGAGGAGAATTCACCATGTTGCGCCTGCCCGAATTGCGGGAAGCGAGGAGCGCCGTAATCGACACGATTCGGCGCATCGTCGACAAAGCTGAAAATGAAAAGCGCGAGCTGACTGATGTTGAGCAGTCCGCGTTTGACGCCGGCAAGAAAGACATTGAAAGACTCGAGGGCGATATCCGCAACGCCGAGTTTCTTGCCGATCAAGAGCGCCGCATGGACGGTGAACCCATCGGCAACGGCGACAACAGGTTCGACGCCGAGTGTCGCCAGTTTTCTCTGCTAAGTGCCATCCGCTCGCAAATTCCCGGCATCGCCGGCGACTTCGGCCGCGAGATCGAAATTAGCCGCGAGCTTGAACGTCGCGCCGGCCGGCCCGCTCAAGGCATGCTTTGCCCGACCAGCGTTTTCGAAAAGCGCGTGGTGACGACAGCACTCCCTGCGGCTGGGCCAGGCAGCAATTTGATCGGCACCGATTGGAGGCCGGATCAGTTCATTGACATTCTGAGAGACGCAATGGCGGTGCGCCGGCTCGGCGCACGCGTGCTCAATGGCCTGGTCGGCAACGTCGATATTCCCCGATTGAAGGCGAGCGCGACAGCGCAATGGGTCGCCGAAAATTCGGCGATCACGGCGAGCGATGCGCAATTCGACAAAATTTCGCTGACGCCAAAACATGTCGGTGGACTGGTCGAGGTCTCGCGCAACATGATCCTCCAATCGTCGCCCGACGTCGAAGCTATTTTGCGCGACGATCTTGCCGCGCTGCTGGCCCGCGCCATCGATTCCGTCGCTATCGCAGGCGGCAGCACCAATCAGCCGAGCGGCATTCTGGTGAATGCCGGCGTGACCAGTGTCACCGGGACCACCGGCAATGGCGGTGCCATCACCTGGGCGAATGTCATCGCCGCGATCGCCAGCGTCGAACTCGCCAATGCTATGACCGGATCGCTCGGCTTTCTGACAAACGCCAAGGTCACGAAGTCGATGGCGACGACGCTGAAGAGCACGGCGGACACGTCGTCGAATTTCATCATCAGCGAACCGGGTGCCAATTCGTTGGCGGGTTATCCAATGGCGGTGAGCAATTTGTGCCCGAGCAATCTGACTAGAGGCACCGGCAGCAATCTGAGCGCGATGATCTTCGGCGACTGGAGCCAGTTGTTGATCGGCTATTGGTCGAGCTTCGATCTGCTGGTCAATCCATATTCGGAAACCGCTTACACAAAAGGAAATGTTTTAATTCGCGGCATGGCGACTTGCGACGTGCAGATCAGGCAGGCGAAAGCGTTCGCCTACATCAATGACATCATCGCGGCCTAAATCAAATGCCGGATCAGAACCGCCTCGAACGCCGCGCGACGCAACTTGAAATCCGCGCCAAGGGCCGGAAGCTTGAGGGCTATGCCGCGCGGTTCGGTGTTGAAGCGCGGATTGGCGACTTTCGTGAGACGATTGCCGTCGGCGCTTTTCAACGTTCATTGACCAACGACATCATCGCACTTGTTGATCACGATCCGAGCCGCGTTCTAGCCCGCACTCGGTCAGGGACGTTGCGCCTGGCCGAAGATGCACACGGGCTTGCCTTTGATCTCGACGTGCCGTGGACGTCGAACGGTCGCGATGTGCTGGCCCTGGCCGAGCGCGGCGATCTGGGCGGCATGAGCTTTGGATTCATCCCGATTGAAGAAGACTGGACCGGCGATAAACGGACGTTGCAGCTCGTCGATTTGAAAGAGGTCAGCGTCGTGCAAAGTTGGCCCGCTTATCCGCAAACAACAGTTGTCGCGCGAGCAAAGAGTCAAATCTTGAGTTTCAGACTGGCGCACGCGCGCCGATATTTGGAGACATTATAAATGGGTCTCCTCGCACGCCTGTTCGGGACCGAGAAGCGCAGTGGCGATCCGTTCGTCGATCCATATTGGGCAAATTGGGTTTCGCTGCATGGTCCCGGTATGCCCTCGCCCGACAACACGCTATCGAGCCTTGCTGTTGCCGCCCGTTGCGTACAGTTGCGCTCAGAAATCCTTGCATCGGTGCCGCTGTTTTTATTCCGCCGAACTCCCGACGGCGGAAGGGAAAGAGCCGACCACAATTCGTTGTTTGGGGTGTTGCACGACATCGCCAATCCGTTGCAGTCCGCATTTGAATGCCGCGAATATTTGATCCGCTGCCTCGACATGTTCGGCAACGCCTATGCGCGGATCGAGCGTAACGCTCGCGGCCAGGTCGTGGCGCTGTGGCCCTACATCGTCGGCGACTGTCAGGTCGAGCGATTGCCGAATGGCCGCGTGCGCTATCGGGCATTTACTGGCCGCCGCACCGAAATTCTGTTGCAAGAAGAAGTCCTGCACATTCGAGGTCCGACCCGCGATGGCGTGTTGGGATGGTCGCCAATCCAGATCGCTAGGGGCGCATTGCAGCTCGCGCTCGGGCAAACGCAAACGGCGCAATCACTCTCGGATAATTCGCTGCGGCCGAGCGGCATGCTGACTTATCCGGAACGGATGACGAAAGAACAAAAAGATTTCATTCGCCAGGGTATGACCGAGATTTACGCTGGCGCACAGAACGCCGGGAAAATGCTCGTGGTTGATGCGGGCGCTAAATTCGAACAGCTCTCGTTCACGCCGGAGGACGCGCAATTCCTCGAACAGCGGAAATTGTCCAATGAAGATGTCGCCAGAATTTTCGGCTGTCCGCCGACATCAGTCGGACTGCTTGATCGCGCGACCTTTTCAAACATCGAAGAAGAAAGCCGCAACCTTGTACAGAACTGTCTCGGCCCGCTTGCAGCTCGGATCGAAGCGGCAATGTCGCGCTGCCTTCTCACCGATGCCAGCCGACGCACTTATTACATCGAGCACGACCTCGATGGGCTGTTGAGGGGCGATGTTCGGGCGCGCTTCGAAAGTTATCGGCTCGCACGCGAGACCGGAATTTATTCGGTCAATGACGTTCGACGTCGAGAAAATGAAACTCCCCTTGGTCCTGAGGGTGACATCCATCACATGCCTGCAAACTGGATTGCGCTCGGAAGGGGCGCTGTCAGTCAACCTCCTAATAATCCCGGCACGCCTTGATCCGCACCCGTGGGCAACGCCGCCTCGATTTAAGCGTGCTGCCGAGAACGCCGAAAAGAAAAAGCGAAATGGCCAAAACGGCTATCAGCTACCCGCCACGACCTTTCATGCGCTGGTTCGGATCACGGCCAAGATGATGCGTAAAGCGGAGCCGACGGCGTTCGCCGTGGAAGGTCCGCGCTATTCCAGTCTTCGCGCCGGTCTGTGTTTGCAGGGATGGCCCTGGATACCCGCCGATCTGCAAGCTGCCGCGGTTGTGCATGCGGCGCTGCGTCGAGTTCGAGCGCGCCGTCCGAGCTGGATCGAGGGCCAATTGGAATACTGCAACGGCGGATTCGTTAGGGATGACATTTGCTGGAACTGCGGCGATCCACTGCCGCACTTCGCGAAGAAATTCTGCTGCGACGATTGCTGCAGAACTTTTCCTCGAATTGCGAGCCCACGTTGGCCAGAGCAGCCTTCACGCGAGTACGAGAAATTAATTCAATCGCTGAAACAGAAGTCTCGTCGTCGGCGATCGAAAGGACGGGGCAAAGTTAAACGAGCTGAGGCGGTAAGTGAGCCGGTTTGATCGGTCGGCGCTTTTCGATCACTGCCCGCGCTGTAACGGGTATCTGCCGTTCGACCACGACGTTCGGCGGGTCTATTGCTCCAACAAATGCAACCGCGATGCCTATTGGCAAATGGTCTCGCGCCAGAAAGAGCAAGCTCGAGCTGGCAAAACCTGTCGGCAATGTGGAACGACATTCGACGCCAAACATCTAAGTAGGCAAATCTTCTGCAGTCGGGCCTGCGCCCAGGCGCATCATAATGGCATCCGTTCCCAGCTCAGCGCCGTTGCGCGCGCCGGCAGGCATTGCATCGTTTGCGGCGACGTATTCGACGCCCGCCGGGCCGACGCCCGCCGGTGTGATCGTTGCCGAAATCGCCGACCGCGAGGAAAAATCCATGACAATGACCAATCAGGACATCGCGCTTTACAAAGGTGAAAGCCGCTTGCTTTTCGTCGAGATTGATCTCGCCGACGGTCAACCCTTCGATCCGGAAGGCTCAACCCTGCAATGGTGGGTGGGCAAGTCGACGTCCGCGATCGCCAACGGCGACGTCGTTATCAAGAAGGCGCTCGGCACCGGCATCAACCTCGTGACCGGCGGGATCGAGATCGAGCTATTAGCCGAAGACACCGCGGACTTGGTGCCGAACTATTACGCGCACCAGCTCGCGATCTTCGGGCCAGCCGGCGACGTCTCGATCGCGCTGGTCGGCACCATGGTGTTACGGCCGTCGATGGACATGAGGAGTCGCCCAGCCCTTCAAACCGGGGCTGCATCGGCGCACGGATCGGGCAGGGTGACCTAGCAGTCGGGAATTTTGCCGTAACGCATTGATGCAACAGGGGCGCTTTTTTCCTTAGTCGGGAGAAAAAGCGCAGTCAATCAAAGGAGGAGGGCAGATTTGGAGTCCGCCGAAGCGCGGAGCGCGAAGGCGGAAAGCGGCGACCCAGCATAACTTCAATGCCTGTTCGCCCATCTGGATTCCCGCTTGCGCAGGAATGAGCGGAACGGGCGATCAGCCGGCGTTGATCCAGCCGAAAT